TTGAACTATAAATGTTGCAAACAATAAAACAAAGTATTTGTAAGACATATTTATCCCTATTGTTTATGGGTTGTTACTCGATCATTTTATTTTAATATCACTAGCGATATACTGCAAACAGCGTGAGGGTAGAATCGCTATCTACATTCAGCGTTTAAGCAAGATCGCTCCTTGCATTCGGGTGTTATTTGCCTAGGCCATCACCCAGTCTAGAAAGTCTATATACTTCATGGTTCTTTATAGGAGCATTAAAAATGCCTATAACAACTACAAGCACATTGCCAGCGCCTAAACCAAGCTGAATACGGGCGCGTTAAACTAGGAATGATTACATGGAAAGTCTAAACATAAATACGAAACTCTGTTATACTGATATAGGTACGGCAGACTATTTCATTTGGGAGTATTTATGCAAGATAACCAGAGGCAAACGCATACAGATTGGGCGTATATTGCAGGAATTATGGATTCTGATGGGTGTTTTATGATAACGAGACATAAAAGAAAAACACAAAGAAAAAATTATCCTCATATGGTTGAGGGATGGTCTTGGACTTATATGCCCTCAGTTAAAGTAGCTATGATAAATCACGAAGCGATAGAATTTATTGTAGAAAAAACCCAAGCAGGTACGTGTAATCTTTATGGCGCTCGACCTTCGAGACCCAATTCTCATCCGATGTATGAATGGGGAATAAGAAATCGCAAGCAGATAGTACCATTTATTGAAAATATAATGCCTTACTTAAAAGTTAAAAAACAACGGGCGCAATTCTTATTAGATTACTGTAAAAAAGCACAATATTTGGAAACTAATGCTGCTAAATATTATGGGTTAAGTAAGGAAGAGCTAGAATACAGGGAAAGTTCTTATCAACAGATGAAAGAACTCAATCGTATTAAAGTAGCCGCAACGACTAAGTTTCCTGGGCCCGTGAGGGCATGCGATAGTCTTATCTCATAAGAAATTATGAGAGGGAGGAATAACAAGACTCTCCGCTGCGATGCCGATAGCTAACATGATACACAAAATTCGCAGTCATCAAGTAAAAGAGTGGTGCAGCAATCATTCAGTTATAAATTGCTGTCAGTGCCAGTGCCTAAACTTATTGGGCACTTAAAATCTTCTCTGATAGACTTGGAAGCCGAAGTGGTATTTAACTAACCGGTAACAAGGGGCAAGATTATGAATAAAGATAATAAACGCGAAAAATGCGATGGTGTAGACATGGCAACAGGGTTGAGAGATTGTTGGAATTTCTTTTGCAAAAAAGATCACACTTGGCGTTTTTACGAACTTCATAATCAGCCTGAACATAGCAAGCGAGAAGACTCTTGCAAGAAATTTCATTGTAAGAGATGCGGTGCTCTGAACACGATTCGATAAGGTCGTGAGGGATAAGTAGAGAAAGTCCCCGCCTAGAAATAGGTCATAAAAGTAACAGATTGAATATGATCCACAAGATCCCAGCCATGCGTAAAAACATGCCTAGGAATGGTGGTACTACGCTTAGAATGAGACGATTGAGTTTAGTCGTCTTTAAATCTTCTCTAATTGACTTAGAAGCCTGAGTCCAAGGCGATAAGGGGCAAGCGCAAGCAGCCTGAACGACTTAACGAGAAGACCGAGGAAAAATGAAAAAAAGATTGAATTATAAATGTTTTTTCGATATATTATATATGAATTCATTTTGGCTGTTCCTTACGTCCAAAGTAAATTTAAAAGATATAACTAAGCTGTCAATGCAACCCTGACGGGCCGGCGACAGCTTTTTTTATTATTCAATTTTTCCTCGGATGCGAAAGTCTGAACTCGACAAATAGGGTTGTTGAAAGTCGAGAGGGAGATCCGAAGAGGTTTCCCCGCTTAAATAATAAGAGAAGATCGTGGGTTCGATTCCCACCAAGAAAAGCAAGATTTCTTGTAGCTGAGCGGTACAGCGCCTCATGTATTTAAGTCACAAAAGTAACAGATTGATAATCCGTTAAATACAGCTATGGTGCCATTAGGGACTACAGGGGTTACGCCTCCTGCGCAGCAATTGACGGCCATAGACATCGATGCGAAAATATCATTTTATGGGACGTTTGTTCAGCTCAATGAACAAGTTACATTACAGAACCAAGATCCCGTTTTGAACGAATGCGCCGCACGTTTGGGTGTATCACTCCGTTAATGCAGACTGAAGATCAATTGACTAGAGATATGCTGGCAGCTACAGCAGGCTTTATCAATTGTACTGGCGGAGTTAACGGTAAGTGATTATTGCCGTTAAAAAATCTCTGGTGATTGACTTGGACCCCGAAGCTTAAGAGCCGGAAACAAGGCGGAAGGCGAGAGCCACCGTGAACGACTAAGTCCAGAGAAGCCGAAAGGCTAAGCGATAGTCTGATCTCATGCGATAAGTATGAGAGGGCGATCCGAAGAGGTTGCCCCGCCTAGAAATAGGTCATAAAAGTAACAGATTTATGGATAATCCTACAGAGATCACCTTGCAAGACTGCGATACTGTAACTCAAACTCTTTTGACTAACAATGCTTATACCATCATGGATAACATTGAAGGTGAAAATAAGTTCGGTACAGCTCCAGTCCGTGATGCGTATTTTGCAATGACAAGTACGAAGTTAACTTCTGACTTGAACAACGTTAATACGTTCATACAGAAGAACCAATATCCTGCTCCAATGAATGCATTGCGTTCAGAGTGGGGCGCTGTGGGTAACCTTCGTTTCCTTGTCAGCTCAATCGGCTCAGTAACGCCTGCAGCTTCTGCCAACAGTGCAGATGTGTATAACATCTTCTGCGTCGGCATGGAGGCCTATGCGTGCGTTGAACAAGACGGATATAGCGCATCTTTCATCTACCGTCCACCTATATATGACGGCCCACTCGCGCTTAACGCTTCAGTCGGATACAAATTCGCTGAAGTTCCTCGTATTACGAACGATCTGTTTATTATTAACCTTCGTGCAACCAAGAGATTTTAAGGAGATATCATGGTTAATATATTCAATGGTTCTTTTACTTCTACTGGTTCTGCTCAGTTTCTCAATATTCGTGGCGGCCTCGATACTATCGAAGTCTGGAACATGACAGAGTTGGCTGCTGCTAATGACAGCCATGGCGTAAGCTATGCATGGAATCTTGGCATGGGCTACAATGATGCTATTGTTACAATGCGTAACGCAGCAGCAACTGCAGTCAATGCTACGACAGCAGCAACACTTACTGTTCCAGGATTTATAGTTTACGATGCTTCTACTCAAGTCAATGGCCCAACAATAGCCACTACTGACTTTGGTACAACTGCTCATGTCGTGCTAACTGGCAATACTACCGGCGTATCAGTCGGCAGTATTATCCGTTTGCAGGAAATGACAGGTGCAAACCAAGTTAATGGTATGGACTATACGGTTACAGCAGTTAACCCAGGCGTCAGTATGACTCTCGGCTATACTCCTGTAACTGTTGCAGCTGCTGGTGCCGGTGCCTATTTCACGGTGCCATTCAATAAGTGGTATCCACAAACCCGTTATATTGCATCCATATCACAAGCAGCGCAAGCTGTTGTTGTGTTCACTGTAACGCATGGATATCAAGTAGGACAAGCGATTCGCTTCCATGTCGGATCATTTAACGGCATGAAGCAGATTGATGGGTTAGAGGGCAATATTGTTGCTGTTAATACAACTACCAACTCGGTAACTGTTGATATTAATACAACAGCATTTACAGCTTTCGTATGGCCTACTACTGCAGTAGCCGCTGCACCGTTTACTCAAGCATATGTTAACCCGATTGGCATGGATAGTTCTTTGGCGTTAGCCCAAGTACCACCTGCTGATACATTAACTGATGCTATGCAGAATATCATGACCACAGGAATTATCCTTGGTGCTGGTATTACAAGCCCTGCAGGATCTGTAAACGACGTCATCTATTGGCGCGCTACTAGTTCTTTTAACCTTTAAGGTTTATGGGGGGCATAGCCCCCCTCTTTAACTTAGGAGAAATCATGGAAGTTGCAGCACAAACCACAGATTATACAAAGAAACCAGCTAAATCAGACAAAAAGGTCAATCTCAAGTACCAACATGATAAAGATCGCGAACCAGTTCGTGGTATCTTCAGATTCTATGAATGTGCCGGCGCTCCACTCAGTTTTGTTTATAAGGCATATAAAGAAGATGATGTTGAACGATTTGATTTAACAGATGGTTGTATTTATACAATACCGCTAGGAGTTGCGAGACATCTTAACAAGTCTGGACGTTATCCTATACATGCATTCAAACAAGATGAAGCAGGAAATGTAAGTTCCCATATTGGCAAGAAAGTTGCTCGTTATGGGTTCCAGAGTTTGGAATTTGTTGATATCTCAGATGTAGAAGCCACTGGTTCTGACGGTATCATCGAAGTAACCGAGGCTCCATAATGGCTGAACCATTAATTCCTGCGTATCCTCATCCTCAATTTCAACCTGCAATGCGCATCATAACCGCCATTACCAATGGCTTTCCTGCTGTAGTAACTACTTCTTTTGCCCATAATTACTTAACAGGACTCGTCGTCCGTCTAGATATACCAGATGATTATGGCATGGTGCAAGCAAATCAGCAATTCGGCCCGATAACTGTACTCAGTGATACAACATTTTCTATACCAATAGATACAACTTTTTTTGATGCTTTTGTGGTTCCTTCATCGGCTGTAATCTCCACATTAGCACAGGCTGTTCCAATGGCTGAAGTAAGTTCGCAATTATATCAGGCTGTGCGCGATGTTGCACCATATATATATTAGGAGTTGCCATGCCATTACCACCTACAGCGACACCAAGCTCGACACTGGAAACTATAAAGATAAAAGTTAGAAGATTGACCCGATCTCCTTCTGAAGCTCAATTATCAGATGCAGATCTTAACCAATATATTAATACATTCTTGATCAACGACTTTCCACAGCATCTACAGCTCTTTGATCTGAGAACAACATTTACCTTTTTTACTGAACCTTTTATAGATACCTATAGTACTAATACTACTGATTCTACAAGCCCGTTCTACGACTTTAATAACAAATATACATCTATTCATGAGCCAGTTTATATTGCTGGATATCAGCAATTCTATACTCAGTCTCGCGAACAATTCTTTGGTATTTATCCAATGGTCAATTCTATACAATCCATTGGCGCAGTTGGTGACGGCGTAACGACAACTTTTACAGGAGTGATTAACTTTGGCGGCTATACGGGTGCTATTCAGCCTAATCCTACAATTGGACCAGCTTTATTACAGAACAACGTCTTGTTTAGTTCCGTTGATATCAATGGTGACGGGTGCAATCTTAATGATGTACCTGTATCGGCGACTTTAGGAAACTTAGTTGGAACAGCAGGCGCGGGCACTAATACAATAAATTATACAACAGGAGCATTTGATATTACTTTTGCAGTAGCTCCAGCTATTGGCGCACCAATTAACTCCCAGACTATTCCATATCAACCAGCTTTACCTCAGGCAGTACTTTATTACGATGATACATTCACATTGCGTCCAGTTCCTGACCAGCCATATAGAGTGAACTTGGAGGCCTATGTGCTGCCTACAGTGTTGCTCGCTAATAATACAGCTCCCGATATCCAACAATGGTGGCAATATATAGCTTATGGTTCAGCAAAAAAGATATTCGAAGATCGCATGGATCTGGAATCTGTTCAGCAGATAATGCCAGAATTCAAGATGCAGGAATCGCTGGTGATTCGTAAGACTATAAAACAATATACCAATGAACGAACTGCAACTATATATACTGAACAAACTGGTGGTCTAACGAGCGGTGGATTCGGTTGGGGTTCAGGTAACATTTAATAAGGAAATAAAATGGCTTACATAGCAAATATTCCAGCAGCTGCCGATCAGATATCAGCTTCGCAGGGACAGATTCAGGGCAACTTTCAGTCTATCGGTACTGTATTTGATCAGAACCATGTAGATTTTAATGCCGGTGCAGGAACAGCAGGACAACATACATTCGTGCAACTACAGCCTCAAGCGCCAACTCCTGCTTTTGCAGGTATTCCAGGATTCTGGGCTAGCACTGCGGCAGGCAATCCTATTATGGCGCATTCTGCTGCGGGAATTGATTTTGATATTACAACATTAGTTAATTCTATAGTTACTGGCGGTATAGGCCAAGGTTCTCTCACATTGCCTTGTGGATTGATTGTTAAATTTGGCAAAAATCAAGGTTCTGGGACTGGGATAGATACTATAACTTTCACTAATCCATTTTCTGCAAATGGTCAATGTGCAGCATTCGTAAGCGTTATATCTACTAATATGCCTGCAATATCTAATGCGGCAGTTTATTCATTGACCAATACAACATTGCGAGCAAAAGCAACTAACTATGCAGGCACTGCTTATAATAATGCCTATTATTATTGGTTTGCTGTAGGTGTATAAGGAGATATCGTGGCTTTTGACAGATTTTTAATCGCTCCGTTCTCTGAAGGTCTCAGGACGGATCTTGAACCTTGGCAGATTCCAGAGGAAAGTTTCGCTGAGCTTTATAATGCCTATGTATGGCGAGGCAGAGTGCGTAAACGCTTTGGGGGTCGATTGATGGGTACCGGTTCTACGGGAGCACTTACTGCGCCTTTGTTGTCCCGTTTTAGAATTAATCTTGGAACAACTCCTATAGCGGCACCCATTGCATTGCCCGGTAATACATTTAATCCAGGGCAACAAGTATCTGTTGGCGACAATATATTTACAGTTATTACTGTAACTGCTGGTGCAAATGCCATGCTTTCTACTAATGCTGCCGCAACTGGAACAATAACTATTACAGCGGGCCCTCCTATAACAGCTACATTTACCGCGACAATTCCAGGAATACCAGCAGGCACAGCTATTTTCTTCTATCCAGGTCTACCTGTTATGGGATTGACTAACTATGCTACAGGGCCAGTAAATGATCATCCATCGATAGGATTTGACACTCGATTCGTGTATCAATTTACCAATGGCTGGGACCGTCTTGGCGTGGCGCAGAATGTTATATTCCATGGGCAAGATTATGATTTCTTTTGGACATGCAATTGGACTGGCATTGATGATGCTGCAGTAGTTCTATTTGTGACGAACTATAATGCAACAGTCTCTGGAAATCCAGCAGCAACCGATGATCCAATGTGGTATTATAATGCAGTAGCTGCTGTGCCGTGGGTTCAATTCGCGCCGCAAGTTATTGTAGCCAATGGAGCAATTTTACAGCAGAATATAGTTTCAGCTCAGATAATATTGCCCTTTAAAGATCGCCTAGTGCTGCTTAATACTATTGAACAGACAACTACGGGTGGAGGATCTCCGACGCTCGTAAATACTCAATATAAAGCACGCTGCAGATATTCACACAACGGTAGCCCATTAGATTCAAATGCCTTTATCCAGGTCAACAATACTGGCTTTGACGGCGGTGGTTATATTGATGCAGCTACCGATGAGGCAATAGTATCGGCAGAATATATTAAAGATCGCTTAATCGTTTATTTCGAACGTAGTACATGGGAACTAGCCTATACGGGCAACCAAGTATTACCTTTCTTATGGCAACAAATCAATACAGAGCTGGGTGCAGAATCAGTATTTGCCACAGTACCTTTCGATAAAGCAGTACTCGGTATAGGCAATACGGGTGTGCATGCCTGCTCAGGCGCAAATGTTGAACGTATAGATACCAAGATTCCTGACCAGATATTCCAGATTGCCAACAAGTCAGAAGGGGTTCAGCGAGTTGTAGGTATCCGTGATTACTATGTAGAGATGGTCTATTGGACCTTCCCTAATTCTGCAGAATCTGCAACATTTAAATACCCTAATCAAGTGCTTATTTACAACTATAAGACTAATTCTTGGGCCTTTAATGACGATTGTATAACCATGTTCGGCTATTATGAGCAGCAACTAGGTACAACATGGTCTTCATTAACGATGCCTTGGAGCGACAACAATTCAACGTGGGGTTCAGGAGTCCAACAATCAGAATTTAGACAAGTAATCGCAGGTAATCAACAGGGCTATGTATTTATTGTAGATCCTGATACGCCTAATAATGCTCCGGTAATGTCTATAACAAACATTGTAGCTACTGGTACTAACAATATATTAACACTTACCGTTATAGATCATACTCTGCAAACACAAGTAGATAATAATGGCGATTATATTTATATAACTAATTGCCAGGGAGTAACAGGTATCAACGATAATATATATCCGGTGCAAGCCGTAGTTGATTCTAATACTATTCAGATTGCAGTTCCTGGTTATGCAAGTACATATTCAGGCGGTGGCAGTATAACGCGAGTCTCTATGATCGATATACTTACAAAACAGTTCAATCCATATATGGAT